GTTGAAAAATTCTTTCTTTTTGTCACCTAATTCAGCGGGTGAATCTACACCGAACTTTTTAAGTGCCTTCTTAAAGAATGCTTGATATTCAGCAGAACCTTCTAAAACTTCTTTAGTGGCTTCTACTAAACCTTTTGGTAGTTGATTGATGCTAATTGTACTAATTCTCCCTTTTCAAAATAATTAAAAAGCATTGATTTTTTATCTTCGGTTAGTTCCAATGATTTTGCAAGTCTACCTAACATGTTCTTTTCAAGAAGTTTGGTGTTGATATCTTCATCGGATTCTTCATGAGCGTCTTCTACTATGGGTTCATCAAAATCAGTTAATAACATCAAGTCAATTTCTTCTGAAATTGTTTGGTCATCTGTCTTGATAGTTTCTTCAACGACAGGTGTAGGTGCATCCTTAATAAAAGAACGTACTTTTTCTAACTCTGATTTCCAATCTGCTTTATAACTCATACTCTTTATTTATATAAACTCAATCTTGAGAACCAAGTTTGAATCTACTTTCTCCTTATTCATTAGTTTATATTTCACTTTTTCAGGCAGTAAAAATTTATTACCTGTTTCCAATTTATTACCAAGTTCAGTGTTCTCGTATTGAATTTGCCAACCTTCACCTGAAAGAACATACACCATGTCTTTTCGTTTAGTTTGAATCCAAGGTGTTGTTGTGTCATATGTCCGTATGACGTATTTGTCGTGAGTCCCGTGTTTTTCCAGCCGTTCCTCTTTGACCATTAGCGTTTACTCCATTATTTAACTTTGGCGGCTAAATCTTTGTCTGCACCGCCCCACGTACCTTTACCTTTTGTGATGAAAGAATTTACCCTTGCAAATGCCCATTGTGGTGCAGTAGTGCCAGGTCTATGTCCTGTTTTATAAGCAGCAAGTCCTCTATTATAGACTTGTTTCAAAATACCAAGTGATATACCACTCTTCTCTGCTTTTGCCTTTAGACCGTTATCACCTTCCTCATCTATCTGTTCAACGATTTCTTGGTGTGCTTTATCGACTGCAGCTGGTTTAATTTTACTTATAAACTTCTGAAACCTTGCAAAGTCTTCCTTACCAATAAAAATATCACCATCTCTGACATTAACGAATGATAGTTTAAGAAGACCACTTTTCACTGCGAGTAGTTCAAACTTACTGTCACCAGCTATTCTTTTTGTTAGACCCTTAGCTTCATCCATCTCCAACTCTTCAAATGATTCTTTGATGGGTTTAATTTTAATTGCGTCATTGTAAGGATAGTCTTCCAAGGGATTACCAAATACAGATGAGAAATGTTTCTTTGTTCTATCATGTGTTTCGTGAAATGCTTTCTCACGTTCTTTGATAAAAGATTCCACGTTTTGACCAGGCGTATCTTCGGAATACGAGATTCTTGCTTCGTCTGTTCCTTGTTCTAATACACCGTTATCTGTTTTATTACCTGTCATGGTTACTCCCAAAAATGTCTTTTAATGTTTTTTCTGTTGTGATAGTCTTAGATGTAGTCTTGAAATCTTTTTTACGCATGATAGTCTTGTTGACTACCTCAAACTCTTCCTTGTTGCGGTCATACTTGATAACAACAGGTAAGTTTAAATCCATTTGCAAGTCTTTGATGACTGCTTCACTATCGGGATTCTGTCGAATACTCTTTGCTTTGTTTTTTGCAATCTTCTTGAACACACGTTGTAACTCTGCAACTGTTATAGCAGGGTCATTACGGTCATCATTCATGCGGTCAGCGAAATGTTTGGTGAACTCAATATCAACCCCAAACTTTTTAAGGATTCTGTCAGCAAACTTTTCAAGGTCATTGAGTTGTTTTTGGGATACGTCTTCTCCAAACATTTGTTTATACTTTTTAGTATGAACCGATGTCTTAGTTTTAGCATCTTTATCGCCTGGAGCTGGGCCGCTTTTCTTTGCTTTAAAATGTGCATCCCTAGCATCTTTAGTTTTTTTGTCGAGACCTTTGTAATACTTCTTGGGTTGAGTACCATCTTTATGTTTTACGTCTCTGTCTTGTTCTTCTTTATCGTTCTTGAGAAATAGTCTACCTTTAGACTGCATTTTTGCACTGACTTTTGATTTGAGACCAGCAGTTCTAAACAGACTGTTGATGAAATTAACTCCTGCTTCTCTGTTCTTTTGCAGTGACGTTACCATTTGTTTCTTAATGTCTTTTATTGCAACATCAATAACCATCAAGTCATCTGCAACAAGTTTACCCTCTTCAATACTTTGTAAGTATTTTGAGTCTTCGATATCAGGCAGAGTATCTTCCTGTTGGTCTCTCTCTGCTTCTGCTTCATCTTTCTTAGACTGTCTGTCGGATTCTCTTTCATGTTTTGCTTTGAGAGATTCTACCTCGTCTTCGTGTCTTCGTTTGAGGTCTTCAACTTCACGTGCTTGGTCAGCTTTTAAAGACGCAGATTCCTCTGGCCCTTCGGTTAACCATTCAGATTGTTTGTAAGTTTTTGTTATTCTCATATGTTTATTTAGACTTCTTTTTTAGAAGTTCCTGTTCTCTCCAAGACTGTGCCATTTTGTTATTAGGGTATCTTGATGTCCATCCCAATAGTTTACTATACAAAGAATCTGCTTTCTTATTCAAGTCTGCTGGGGTATCATCATTTTGAATTTCCACAAAGTCTTTCTTAAACATTGCTCTAAAGATTTTAGCATTCTTCTGTGAGTTTTCCCAATCACCCTGTACAATTTCCTTTGGTAGTTTTCTACTACGCATAGCATTACGTGCCTGTGCGTTTTCTAGGTTTGCATTCACAAATACCATTTTGTATTCGTATCCTAGTTTATCAAGCATTTTTTTGTAGTTTGAAATCTTGGATGACTTAGCTGCAGTAGTGTCGAATATCAATCCTAACCTACCATCTAGGTATCTGTCAAGGGCATTACCTGTAATCTTCTTTGCCTTTGCACGTATGGGGTCAACCTTAGAGAAGTCTGCACCCCTTAAGTCTAGACCCATTCCTGCTTTCTTAAGACCAGCTTCAAATGCTTTGTCTGTGTTTACGAGTTTTAAACCTAGTGGTTTTAGTGCAAGTCTATCTACGACTGTAGATTTACCACTGCCTGGCCCACCCATTAGGAATACTGCTTTGAAGATGCCTGGGTCATAAACACCCTCTGTAATTAGGTCTTCTCTGATATACCATGGTACGGTTTCTTCTTTGATACCCATACCAGTTCGCACATCTTTGTATAATGACTGTGCAATTCTTTTGTTCTTACTTGGAACACCATCTACGAATGCATCAAAGTCATCTTCGGATGCAAGTGCTCTCATTTTAGATGCGCTCATTCCTGATACGTCATCCGCATCGGGGTCTCTTTCACCCGCAGATATAATCTGTATTGAATTGAATTTATAGAAACCGTGTTTACCTTTCTGTCCGTTATACTTCTTAATAAGCATGTCGAACTCTTTAACTCTATCTGAACCTACAACCATACGAACATCGGTGAATCCTTTGTTGTGTAAGTCTGTTACAATTTCAAAGATAGTTCTTGCAGGCGTATTAATAACACCAACTTTCGGGAAGAACTTCTTAAGGTAAGATATTTTTTGTTTGTAACTGAGAGGATTCTTTTTAGGGTCACTTGAATGTGAAGTGTAAATCAAAGGCGTAAACCCACCCTTAGATGATGCTTCCAGTTTCTTAACTAGTTTTGCATGACCAGTAGTCGGGGGATTAAAACGTCCGAATGTAAAAGTTGCACCTTTTTCTTTTGCTTCGTTGAATGATTTAAATGTTTTCATTAGTCCTTAACCTCATTAGGATTTTTAGCCATGGTGCGTCTTTGGTCACGAACTAAATCATTCATGATTTCCATGTTCTCATCACCAGTCTTACTTGTGTCGTATTCGTATGCCTTTTCGGGGTCACCCACAATCCACCAATCATCATGTCTCATCTTAACATCAGTTTGTGCTGGGTAAGAAGGTAAAGCGTAATTAGTTTCCTCAGTTACACCCCCAAGTTTCTTTTTAATTTTTGCCTTTTCTTTTGCAATGACATCTTTACGAATCTTCATAGCAATTTTCTTAATTGCTTTCTGTTTTCTTGCCATTTGTTTTTCAAGAGCTGCCTTTGCACCAATACCTAAGTCTGCTTTAGACTTACCTTTGAGAATCTTTTTCTCAATTGACTTTCGTGCCTGTAGTTCTGCTTTCTTTTCAATCTGACCTTTCTGTAATTGAGGTTTCTTAGCAGCTTTCTTTCTCGCCCTCATAATCTTTGCTTTGTTCTTTCTGAATGCTTGTTTCATTTTCATTCTAGTCTTCTGTGAAACAACTTCATCCAAATGTTCACCAAATGTTGGTAGTCTAAAGTCTTCGTCAACCTTAGCACCTGACCGCCATTGGTAACATGACCAATAGTTTGCTTTCCATTTTGGGCCTGGGTCTGTGTCACAACCCATTCTTGAACGATATGCTTTCAATCGTTTTGGGTCATCACGTTTGATTTCCATATTAGGGTCACCAAATGTGACCTTAACAATGTTTCCTTTGTCGTTTTTTACATAGACCCCAAACTTTTTCTTACTGCCAGACGGAAGTCTAAAGGGGTCATTAAGTTTTACCTTTTTACCTTCGTGTTCTGCTTCGGTAATTTCGTGGTCGTAATTGCATGTACAGTCTGTCATATATCTATTTATCCCATTTCTTTTGTGCGGTAAAGTTATTATATGCAAATTCCATACGGTCTACAAGTTTAACTGCACCACCTTCTTTATCAATTGCAACATAACCTTCGGGGTTTACAACTTTAAACCCTTTGTCTGTTCTTACGAATGTACCAATACTCTTAACTCTGTTTAAAGCATTGATAATAATCATCTTACCTTCTACTAGATTTGATTGAAACACTGTTAGGTTATCAATCATCTTTCTTAAACCTCTGAGTTCATTTGCAAAATCTTTAGCAAGTTCTCTCTTAATGTTTTTAGTCTTTTCTTGTTTAACTTTTGCAATCATCTTCTCTTCCCAATACTTATCTACATAGT